ACTTCATCAGGAAATACTGTAGTTTACAAAAGTTTAATTTTTTCAGATAGTGCTTATGCAAGTGATTATTCAATAAGAAGAAATTCAGATGCTTTAATATTTAGTGGAGGTAGTACTGGCTATTATTTTAATAAATCAGACAATAGTGCTACACATATGTATATAAATGGTTCAGGAAACGTAGGAATAGGAACGACTACGCCTAATCCATTTGGATGGGGTAACAAGCATTTAACTCTTACCACCACAGGAATAAATCAATATGTAGCATTAGATTTAATAGGTACTGGAAACGCAGCAGGCGCAATATTATTTGGCGGTGGTAGTGGAAGTGGCTCAGGAACTAGTATTGGTAGGGCTCAAATATCTGCTGTCGATGGTTCAGATTTAGAATTTTCTACAAATGGAAGTAATTCTGGTGCTTCATTTAATACAAGAATGACTATAAAAAAAGATGGTGCAATAAATGTAGGTACAATTAAACCAATAGGACATAATTTTACAAATGGAACTATTAATAATGGTCAATCAGTTACTTTTAATGCAAATGTAGCAGGTGGAAATCAAGCAGCAGGATTTATGGTTATTTCAGCAGTACCTAATAGTTTATCAGCAGGTGGTGCAGTTGGTATATTTACTCACATACATACACAGGGTGCAAATATATATACTCAATTAAGTAAAAGAGAAGAAGGCAATATAACAATAAGCGAAAGTGGAGGAGTATTTACTATTAGCAATTCAAGTGGTAGCACAGTATATTATCAAGCTAAAACACTTAATATGGTAGATTTTGATTCTACAATAAATGGGTATTAGACAAGAATGTAAATGTAAATAATTATAAAACTATGGAAATAATAAAAACAGACAAGACGGAAATAATGCAAAACAAAATTAAGATATGGTATTCTACTCACACTATGGATGGAAAGGTTACTGTAGCTTATTCTGAAGGTCAAGACTTAATAGCTAAAGGAGACGATGAAAAAATAGCTATGTATAAAGTCAAGGAAATTGCAGACGAATTATGGAACTCGAAAAAAGTAGCAAAAAAAGACAAAAAGTAATATATTTACTTTTCACTAAAAAATTATAAAAATGTCAAAAATTACTAAAGACGAGTTAAAGTCTCTAAACGAACAAGAAAAAAAGAAAGCTGCAATTAGAAATGATCTGGGCGTTTTAGAAATTCAAAAGCATAGTCTTTTACACATTTTAGCAGAAATACAAATAGAACAAGACAAGTTAAAAGATTCTCTTGAAAAGTCCTACGGAAAAATAAACGTAGACCTAAAAGACGGTTCTTATACTCTTGTTGAAGAGAAAGAGGAATAATGTTTGAATATACAGATTTGAAATTATATTTTTTTAATACCATAGTTTTAGCCCTTACTATGACAGAAATTGAATTGGGTTTAAAAATAATACTTCTAATTTGTACTATTGGCTATACAATAAGTAGATGGGTACATAATGAGAAAAATAGATAAAATTATAATTCACTGTTCAGCTACTCCACAGTTTAAAGACTTTGACGTAGAGGATATACGAGATTGGCACGTCAACGGAAATGGCTGGTCAGACGTAGGGTATCACTATATAATAAAACTAGATGGCGAAATACAAGTAGGTCGTTTAGAAAAAAAAATAGGAGCTCACGTAAAGGGCGTTAATAGAAGTTCTATAGGTATTTGTTATATTGGAGGAATGGATAGACAAATGAAAGAGTGGCAAGACACTAGAACTAAAAAACAAAAAGAGTCATTACTAAAAGTTATAAATGATTTGTTAGAAAAATACCCAGGGTCTATAGTTTACGGTCACAAAGATTTCACTAATAAAAAGGCTTGTCCTAGTTTTGATGCTAAAAAAGAATATGAATATTTAACTAATAAAAAATGAAAGAGGTAGGAGTAGACTTAGACGGAGATGGCAAACCAGATCTAAATTTAGATTTTAAAACTATATTATTATGCTTAGGAGGTTTAATAAGTATAACTATGACTTATTCTACTTTAACTAAACAAATAGAACTCAATCGTCAAGAAATAGAAGTAGCTAAACAGCTCCCTCCTTTACAATCTTTAGAAGTTATAGAGCAAAGAATAGAATTTTTAGAGGGTCAAATAGAGGCTAAGGATAAACGACTAGACAAAATAGAAGACAAAATATATAAAAGATAAAATATGGAAACTATAAAACACTTACTTGGACTTTGTGGAGAGGGTCACATTAACTTAGTAGCTATTGCTTTGACTGTAGTACTTATAATCTCTTACGTAAAGAATGAAAAAAAAGTTTAAAGACACTAAAGTAGGCAAGTTCTTAATAGGAAAAAACGGCCTGTTTAAAAACCTAGGAGACGTAATTCCAAACCAAGGACTATTAGGCGTTATAAAGAACTTAATTAGTAAAGACGATACTCTACCTCCACAAGACAAAGAGACTGCCTTAAAGCTCTTAGATATGGACTCTATAGAAATGCAAGAAGTGACTAAAAGGTGGGAAGCTGATTTAACTAGCGATTCTTTTTTAAGCAAAAACGTTAGACCAATGACTTTAATATTTTTTTCAATAGCTTACGTTGTAGGCTGGTTTTTAGAATATTCTTTAGATTCAATTACTGGAGTGCTTACAGTTATAATTGGAGCTTATTTTGGTTCAAGAGGTTTAGAAAAGTATAAAAAAATTTCTAATAAATAGTTATTATATTAGTATAAGTTTTATATTAATATAAGTTTATATATATATATGTTTAATTAATATAATATTAATATAATATAATGCAAGTTAATTTTGAAAAAAAAATTATCCAGGAGCAAAATTGTAAAAAAACTAGACGCTCAGTTTAGTAGATATATACGTTTAAAATACGCAGATCATAATGGGTTTGTAAAATGCTATACTTGCAATCGTATAAAACATTACAAAGACTCAATGCAGTGCGGCCACTTCCTTTCACGCAGATTTTATTCTACTCGTTGGAATGAGGATAATTGTAGACCTCAATGCTATGGGTGTAATGTACACTCTCAAGGTAGGCAGTATGAATATGCTTTAAATTTAAATAAAGAGTATGGCTATAATATTGCTGAAGAGTTACTACAAATTAGTAGAGAAACTGTAAAAATTTCTACACCAGAACTTCAAGAAAAAATAGAGTATTATAAAGTTTTAAACAATCAGTTTAACATAGATTAATTTGTTTATATTAGCTATCTAATTTTCTCTGTGTTAGGGAGTGTAGAATATCTTTATTTTATGCTCCCTTTTTGTTTATATAATAATTTTATTATATTTGTCTTATGACACAAATAGAGAAAACTTACCTTCACGCAAGGATAACTGCTCTTGAAAAAAAAGTACAAGAGTTAGAAAATCACAACGAGTTATTAACAATTCAAAAAGAAAGAGCAGAGAGTCTGCTTATTAATTAAACACACAAAGAATGACAGGAAAAATTACATTTATTAATCGAGAGACTGATTATTTAGAGCTACAATGCTATTCAGTAACTTTCGCAAACGGCCAAACATTTAAGTTTTACCAACCTAAAGTATGGAACGACCAAACTAGAACTGAGTTTGAGAAAAAAGTAGGAGACGAAATAGAATTTGAAATCAAAAATCCTAAGCATAATACTGCTAAATTAATTCGTAAACCTAAAGCAGAAACTTTTCAAAAACCAGTTTCTCAACAAACCTCAATAGAGTTTCAATCTTGTTTAAGATCTGCAGCCCTATTATATTCTAATACACCAAACGTGAAAAGTAGCACAGTATTAGAGACTACTGAATTATTTTATAACAAACTAAAACACATAACTAATGTCTAATTTTGAAACTGAATATTGGAATTGCGTAGCACCTTACAAATCTAAATATGAATTTATAAAGATTCATTTTTTAATTGATATTGATGAGACGATTAAAATGCTTAACAAAGCAAAAGCTGAAGGGAATGAGAAAATAGTTTTAGATGTAATGTCTAAAAAAGCTGACCCTAATAAGTTTTTTGCTAAAAGAAGTATTCCTATGAAAAGTCAAACTGAAGCTGCGAAAGCTCACTTACCTAGAGCAGAGGCTAAAGAAGACCTACCATTTTAATAAAGGGGAGTTAATAGCTCCCTTTTTTTTTTAACAAATAATACCTACATTTAAACAATGCTAATAAACTATGAGAAAGTTACTGAGCACTTACAAAATATTAGAACTGGAAAAATAAAAGAAGGTCTAACTTTAGGCATACCAGAGATTGACGATTTTTTAAGGTTCAAACCCCAAAATTTTAATGTTATACTAGGACACTCCAATACAGGTAAAACAACTATTGTTCTTTATTTAATGTTAGCTTATTCAATTAAACATAAAATCAAATGGTTAGTCTTTAGTTCTGAAAACGAAGCCTACTCAATTATAAGAAAGCTAGTAGAATATTTAGAAGAGAAAACAATACAAGATATAAGCGAGGAGCAATTCCAAAAACACAGTAAGTTTATATTTGAACACTTTAAAATTATAGATAGTAACAAACTATATTCCTATAGAGAATTGTTAGAGTTATGTAAAGCAATTAAAGATGCTTGGAACTACGATGGATTGTTAATTGACCCTTACAACTCTTTAATAAAAGACCCTAAACTAATAAAGTCTGTAGGTGGTCACGAGTACGACTACCAAGCTACAACTGAGTTAAGAATATTTGCAAAAAAACAAGGGGTTACTATTTGGCTAAACACTCACGCAAATACTACAGCTTTACGATTTACTCACAGATTGGGTCACGATTACGCAGGACACCCTATGCCTCCAAATGCTGCAGACGTTGAAGGTGGCGGAAAATTCGTCAACCGTGCAGATGATTTTTTAGTGGTTCATAGATATATCCAACACCCTACAGAATTTATGTATTCTTTGCTTCACGTTAGAAAAATAAAAGAAGTAGAAAGTGGAGGAAGACCTACTAGTATTGATGAGCCTATAAGACTAAGAGCTTTAATAAATAACGTTGGTTTTAGTATAAATGGTCAAAGCATCCTAAAAAAAATAATACAACCTTTTTAAATTTTTTACTATCTTACTATAGTAAATGGAGGAGTCTATACTAGAGTTGGTAAAAAACGAAAGAGTTTGGCATAACTACTTAAAATCCTGGGGGTGCAATATCGACACAGCTAAAGACTTAATCCAAGAAATGTATATACAAATAGATACTTATTTAAAAAAACATAAAAATTCTATAATGTATAACGAGAAGGAGGTA